ATCTTCGCTTAATGTATCATCAAAATTTGATCTAGGAGATGATGCTACACGAAACGTATGAATAATGTCACGCATTATTTTTGCTTCTTCATAGCTTGTTGGTTTCATATTAAATGGCAATTGAAATGCTCTAAATCTAGGTCCTTGATAAATCAATTGCTGAAAACTGTTAAATAGTTTTCTAGTTAAAAATTCTATTTGAGGTTTTCCCGATTGACCAGCACTAGCAATATATCCAACGCCGGCACCAAGAGCATTTGCTAAGCCCTTTTGTATTGCTTCTAAAGCACTACCTTTAACTGCACCTAGTAATGCTGAAATTTCCTTTAGCCCACCTACACCAATTTCTTTGCCCGGCGTAACACCACCAAATATACCCGTTGCTTCTTGATATCCATTATTCAATTGTGTATTAAATGTGCCACCAAGTCGTATATAAATACTTGGTGCATTTGATTCTGCACCTGTTGCATCAAAGAATTTAAATCTGGCCATAGGAATGACATATTCTGAATGTGCGTAGTCACTGCCAAATATCAGTTCAGTAGCTTTATCCGGATACGTGTGAGTATCACGTATTATTGTAAAGGGTGTTCTTGTTTCTGCCATTCATCTTCCTTATATTAATCCTTATTCTATTTATGTCATACAAAGGTAAATTTAAACCTAAAAACTATCAAAAGTACAAAGGTAACCCAACAAATATTACGTATCGTAGTTTGTTGGAACGTAGATTCATGGTATACTGTGATGAAACTTCATCCATACTTGAATGGTCTTCTGAAGAAGTTGTCGTGCCGTATGTGTCTCCTGTTGACAATAGATATCACAGATACTTTGTTGATTTCTGGATGAAATACAAAGACAGAAACGGAGAAATAAAATCTGTATTGATTGAAGTCAAGCCAGACATACAGACGCGCCCTCCAGTTAGAAAAAACACATCCAATGGTAAACCAACTAGAAGATTTATCAATGAAGTAATGACATGGGGTGTCAATCAAGCAAAGTGGGAAGCAGCAACAAAGTACTCAACTGAAAGAAACTGGGAATTTAAAATCATAACTGATAAAGATTTGAGATAAATAGAAGTATGATATTTGATAACATACTCATTCAAGGCGCTAGACAAGGCATCATTCCTGCAAGAACAGTTGCAGCCAGGGAATGGTACAGGTCGGCTGCAGGCAAATTAATGACAAACATAAGTCCTGGTGTCTTTGAGAAAAGAACAGATGAAGCAAGAAAAGTTTCGTCGATGGAATTTGGATATATGTATGCATTCAAATATGATCCAAAAACAAAAAACGATTTGCCGTATTACGACACATTTCCGTTAGTTTTTCCTGTGAGAATGGACTCTGATGGGTTCTTAGGAATCAACTTTCATTACTTGCCGCCAGTTCTACGTGCTAAATTAATGAATGCATTGTATTCTACGTTGACAAACAAGAAATACGATGACACAACAAAAGTTAAAATTTCATACTCTATTCTACAATCTGCATCTAAGTATAGATACTTTAAACCAATGCTAAAGAAATATTTAAGAAGTCATGTGCGTTCTCAATTCTTAGAAGTACAAGTGAACGAATGGGACATTGCTATCTTTCTACCAACAGAGTCTTTCAGAAAAGCAGACACGGGTCGTGTTTGGGAAGAGTCACGCAAACAAATAGGAAGAACATAAAATGGCAACCTCAATATTCAATATTTCAGACTTTAAAACTGCTATTGGTAAACCAGTTCGTCCCAACTTATTTAAAGCTAGTATAACTGCATGGGAATCTAGTGACCAAAACAATCAACTTGTCGCTTTTTTAGCCCGTAATGGTGTAACAGATATTAATGAATTTTCATTTCGGTGCGAAAAGGCTGAATTTCCTGGTCGCACACTTGCAACATCAGAAGACACTGGAGGTGGAGGTCCTACATTGAAACTTCCATACGATGTTACATACAATGACATTCAACTTTCTATTATATGTTCAGCAGACATGAAAGAACGTTTATTTTTTGAATCTTGGATGGATTCAATTATAGGTCCAGCGGGCATGAAATCTGGCGCTGGCGGTGGAGGATTAGTTTCATACTTTGAACACTATGCTAGAGGGATTTCATTACAAGTTCAACAATTAAATGAAGCTGGTAAAATTATTATTGAGTATGAGATGCATGATATTTACCCGACTGCATTATCCGCTATGAATGCGACATGGGAAGAAACAAATTCATATCAGCGTTTTGGAGTTACTTTGTTTTATCGTCATTATACATACGTGAAATATGACTATACAACTTAAACAATTACAATTTTTTAATCATTAACACCTTTGGAGGTATATCATGGCTTTGCCAAAAATTAACACACCCATCTTTGAATTGACTTTATCATCATCTGGTCAACCGGTTCAATATCGCCCATTCTTAGTGAAAGAACAAAAAATTCTCTTACTTGCATTAGAGAGTGGAGAACCAAAATCAATTATGACAGCAGTAAAACAAATTATCAGAAATTGCGTTATCGGTGACAATGTTGATGTTGATAAGTTGCCGACATTTGATTTAGAATATTTCTTTATGAGATTGAGAGGCAAATCAATCGGTGAAGTAGTAGATTTACAATTGCGACATCCTACTGGATTAAATTCCAAAGATGAAGAGTGTGACAACGCAACTAAATTTAAATTTAACATTATGGAAGTTGAAGTTCAAAAATCAATTGAACACAGCGATAAAATTATCATTGATGAAACTGTTGGATTGGGCATTAAGTTAAAATATCCAACAGCGGATTTTGCTGAAATGGATATAGAAAACTTGAGTCAACTAGATGTTGCATCTAAAATGTTAGTTGCAAGCATTGACTATATCTACGACAAAGACGAATTGTATAAAAAAGAAGATTCTTCAGAAAAAGAATTGTCAGAATTTATCGACAACCTTTCTCAAGAACAATTTACTAATGTGATGAAATTCTTTGAAACAATGCCTAAACTTAAACATACCATCAATTGGAAATGTTCAAAGTGTAGTTGCGATGATGAAGTTACTTTGGAGGGAATGTCCAATTTTTTCGCATTGTGATGGGACATGATAGTTTACTAAACTATTATAAGACCAATTTTGCCCTGATGCAACATCATAAATACAATTTAAGTGATTTGGAAGATATGATCCCTTTTGAGCGTGATATTTACATAATGTTATTAAGTCAGCATATAGAAGAAGAAAATGACAGAATACAACAACAAAATCAAATGCACAAAAGAGGTTGAAATCAATGGCTACGCAAAAAGAATACGAAAAGTTGAGTGAAGCAGACAAGAAAAAAGAAGATTGGATGAACACCAAATGGCGTCCAATGATGGGTTGGATTTATATGACAACGTGTGTGACTGACTTCATTCTTTTTCCCGTATTGTGGTCTATACTACAAGCTACATTGAAACAACCCGTGACTGCATGGCAACCAATCACCCTGCAGGGCGCAGGATTGTTTCATTTGTCTATGGGTGCTATCATTGGTATCGCAGCATTTGGTCGCACACAAGAAAAACTAGCAGGAGCAAACAGTGTCGAAATGCAACCCATGGGACAAAGCGTCACAGCAACATATGTCTCGCCGTCAACAGGCAGATTCGAACCGTCCAGTAGTTTTGGTTCACCAACACCAAATGGCTTTGGTGCAACATCAAAATCAGTATCGGGAAAATCAGCAAGATTTGCAGAAGCCGATCCAGACTCTGTGTTTGACAGAGGATAATTAGCATATGGCAACAATAGGTAATTACGGCGCCGCACTAGGAAGCTCACTCAAGCAAACTGCTGGAGGCATTGTTAAAGGTTTTGGATATGGACTCAAAGGCGCAATGCTTTCTGAGATGCCAGGACTTGTTGCTGCATATGGTGCATTTTCTAGCCTAAGACAAAATGCAAGAAGTGTGGGTCAAACACAACAAGCACCGGCTCAAACACCACCAACAACATCTCAAACAAGACCTTCAGTCACTGGGAATCCGTTTGCTCAAATGGTTCAGCAGTTGGCACAAATAAATTCTAATACTGCAATGGCAGCAAGTGTTGCTAAAGCATCTGCACAAGCCGAGCAGTATAAGATGATGTTTGAAGAAGAAAAGGCTAGAGAACAAGCACAACAAAATCAAGCACTCATTGATGCAATTAAGAATTCGGGATTTGGTGGCGCTGGCGGTGGCAATAAAGATGGTCAAGGCGGTGGTGGTGGTGGTGGAAACGGAATTTTTGATTTTTTGAAAAACAATGCTAAAGAGCTGGGTGGTGGGGCACTTGCTTTACTATTGAGAAAACGAATAGCTGGTATGGTAGGTAGTGTCATGCTAAGAGCATTGGCGTCACCAATTACAGGTGCGATTGTCGGTGGAGGAATTGCTGCCGCTGGAATAGCTGGATCTATTATCACTATGCTTAAAGGATTGATACTTACTGCATTGCGTGGTTTGCTATTAACTCCAGCTGGATTACTTGCTGGCGCCATTGGCGGTTTGATATACTACAGTAGAAAAACTGAAAATAAACAGACAAAAAATGCAGTAAAAAATAATTTGCCTGTGGCGCCAATGCCAGATAAAACTTTTGAGCAAGAAGCAAAAGATTTAAGAGAGCAGGCTAAGAATGAACCAGACATAGTTAAAAAAATAGGTCTTGAAACAAAAGCTAAAGCTGCACAAAATAATGCAGCACAAGAGAAAATTAAAAATTCTCCTTTGACTTTAGAGAATAGACAGAAAGCGTGGAAAGAAAAGTATGCCAAATCTCATAACGTAACTGGCGCGCCAAAGGTAGTCACTACTGGAAATTATCTTGATAATTTAGCTAGAGCTGAATCAGGCGGTGATGCTAATGCTAAAAATCCAATGCCAGGCCAGACTGCATCTGGATTATTTCAATTCACAGAAGGAACTTATACCGATACCGTTAATAAAATGATTGCTGCTAAAGTTCCTGGTGTAACTGCGGCAGGATATCTTGATCTAAAAAACAGATTTGATCCAGCTAAATCAAGAAAAGTTGCAGAATTCTTTACAGAACAAAATCGCCTTGGTTTAGAAAAAGCATTAGGACGTCCTATCACCCAAACAGACCTCTACATGGCTCACTTTTTAGGGCTTGGAGGAAATGAGAATGGTGCAATCAGATTTTTAAAAGCGTATGCAAAAGATCCTGATGGTTTAGCAGTTGCTTATGCTAGCGCAGCCGCTGCGGCAGCCAATCCAAGTATCTTTTATAAAAAAGGTACGCCTCCTATACCACGCACACTAAAAGAAGTGTATGCGCTGATGAGTAAAAAAATTGGTGGTGGAAATAAACCAGCTGTTGGTCCACAAACAAGTGAGAACGATAAAAAACCTGATACAGGAAATGTTCCTGTAGTGCCTAATGTAAAACAAAAGTCTTCTAAATTTAATGTTCCTGGATATGCAGCACAAGTAAATACAAAATTAACAGATAATGCAGTTACAAGATATTATAAAGCATTGTCTGAGGGAAAAACAGAAGCAGAAGCAAAAAAACTTGCGCTTCAAGTGGCTGGAGATTCTCCTAGCACAACACCATTTATTGATCTAGATGCTGTTGGTGCAAATAAAATTCCAACATCTGCAACACCATTGATTCAAATAGGTGATGCTGGTGTAGCAGAATCAATGGCAAATAAAACTCCAGCGTGGGTAGATGTGTATTTGCGTAAAGTTGCTGCTAAAGGATACTACACAGAACGTGAAACTGTCAAACGCACTCAAGAAGTTTTAAAAGAATTGGGCGGCATCAAAGAGAATACTCGCATTACTGCTAAAGAAGTTAAGAGTAATAGAATTACAATGTCTAAGGGTATATTTAAATCGCCCGACCAAATACTTAGAGATGCAAATAAACAATTCACAGATAGTCTACAGAAACAGTTAACTAAAGCTATTTCTGGTACGTTGATGACAGCGTTGTATCCAGGTGGATATAAAAACGTAAGCCAGAAAACTGCATCTGGACAAATGTACAGAGGTGAACAACTCAACAAGATGTTGGGAGTCACGCCAGCACTCACTAAACTTGGAACATCCTTATTTGGTAAGCAATAC